AGGAGTACCCGCCGAGCGACTCGTTGTTGATGGCTCGGTCGCGGTCACGGCCACGGTATGCGTCGCTGATCAACTCGAACGCGGCCTGTACGATCGCGTTCGGGAGGGTGCTGTACCCAGCCGAGTAGCGCACCAGCACGCTCTGGAAGCTGTTCGGAAAACGATTCGGCATACGCTTCGAGTCGTCAGCAGGGAAAGCGTCAGCGCGTAGATGCACAAGGCCGCGATCGAAATCAACCCGATACTCGTTCTCATCATCAGAGGCGACGGTGAGGAAAGCGGTCGCGTCCAGGACATTGCGGCCTCCCATTCGGTGCAGGGTGAAGCTCGGCGCGTTGTGGATGCTGGTCGATGCAAACCCGGTCAGCGCATCGATGGCGGCGGATAGGGTCGCTGTCGTGGGGTTGGACGCGAACGTGAGCGTTGAAGTAGTCGATGTGCCGTCGGACGCGATGCGTACAAGCCGCGCTTCATCCTCCTCGATCGATACAGTTGCGAGTAGATCCGTAGCAGTATCGCTCGAGACTGAGATGGAATCACGCGCCCCGTATGCAACGAGGTCCACGCTGATAACAGGAGCGTTCGAGAGAGCAATCGTCCGATCAGCACGCGCATCGAGGAACTCCGTGATTGTACGTTGTACGATGACGCGATCGCACCACCGCTCGATCTGGTCGCTGACGTTGTTGACCAGGGTCTCGATCAGCGTGTCGTCGCTGCTCGAGGTCACGCCCATGTAGGTCTTCACATCGGCGACGGTGGTGAGTGCGTTGGAAGCGAGGGCCATGATGGGATCCTATGCGTTGCGTCGTGTCGAGTACAGGTCGGACTTTGGTCGTTGAGTGTTCGTACCTTCGGCACGCTCTCCCTGCAAGTTTCGACCAAACAGGAAGGCGGTGGCTGATATCAGGTTCGTACCCCCATCGTTCACGTACACAAGCCGGAAGTACCTTTTTCGAGGCGGCTCGAGAGGCACGTCGAAGACCACGTCGGAGTTGTCCTCGCTTCCGGTGAAGAAGCTCCCGGACAGACCGTCGAGGGTCTGATCGCTCATACTGATCAAATCGACGTACGTGCTGTCGTCATCGGACTCCTGCAACGCCAAAGTCGAAGGCGCGGCGGTGACGGATCCTACGTTGAAGCTCACGATCATCTTGCCGCCAGCGAAACCGAGTGTATCGACGCTGGTCGTTGATGGCGATTGAGTGGTTCTCATCAACTGAGGGGAGATCATCCCGATCACTTTATAGCTGTCCAATTGCATTTGTTCTCCATGGTACTGGAGGGAGCGGGTGTGACCACCCGCCCCCCCCAACACGAAAGGGGTCAGGTCGCTCGGAGGAACTGCTGGTGGGATCCAGTAGTCGCCGCCGTGGTGTCCTCGCTGCCGTCGCTCAGACCCGCAGGCATGAGGATCGCCACAACACCAATCTCCACATCGTGAGCGCTGTTCGTGCTTACGAACTTGAAATAGCGCTTGCGCGATGCGGTCAGGGGGATGTGGAACACGAGCTGGGAGTTGTCGTCGTCAGCACCGGCGAAGACCACCGAGGTGGCCGAGCCATCGGACAAGGTGCTGGTCCCGACTACACATCCGGACACGTCGGAGAATGACGCATTGTCATCAGACTCCTGGACCTTCTGGGCTGAAAAGGTCGCGGAGGCTGCGATCGCGCCATAGGACGCTACGATGAGAAGTTCGCCACCGTTGAACCCGAGCGTGTCGATGGTGTTGTCCACGGCGTTGGTGCCGTCATTGACCACGTCCACGTCCGAGTGCTGGATGACTCTGCAAGTTTGGAGGGCTTTCATTGGTATATGCCTTTCAGTTGCTAGGTTCAGTCGAGCTTCATTGCCACGATGGGACCGGCCTCGGAAGAGGTGCCGGGAGAGTGGCAGACGTAGTCGAAGCGTTCGGTCGCACGGACCACGATCTCGTCCTGCTCGAACGCGTTGAGCGCAGAGTCGGAGAAGCTGATGGTGTTATCGCGACGATCACCGAACGCCGAAGCGAGGGCGAGGTCGCCGAACAGGATCGGGTACCGGAGGTCCAGATCCGCAGAGGTGCCATCCGCAGTGGCCTGAGTGGGCATGACCTGCGTGAACTCCACGGGGTATCCGAAGAACGTCGGGGTTGCCTGACCGTCGAAGATCATCTGAGTCGTGCTGCCCTTGTCGAACGCAAGGCGCTCGGCGGCCGCATGGTACACGCTCTTGTGCATGTAGAACTTGGTGCGCGGCGTGTCCGCATAGGCGGGCAGTCGTGCCATCAGGTTATTGAAGTCCGCGAGTTCAATAGCGCTCACGGCAGCATCGGATCCGCCGAGGGTCTCGATGCCAGCGTTCGAGCTGACCGCGTTGATGGCGTGAACCACGCCAACGATGCCGCCGAAGCTCGAGGTGCCGTCACCCTGGAAGCCGCACTCGTCTTCGCGCTTCGCCATTGCGTAGGCGCACTCCCCGGCGATGCTGTCGCCGAGGTTGATGAGGCTGTCCTCGTTCAGCTCGTTCGAGATGGTGCTGAGGACCATGAGCTTCTTCGCGACGAGGGTGACCTGCTCGAAGGTCTGAGTAGTCTCAGATCCGGCAGTGGCCTCGCCGACGAAGCTGGCGGTGAGGGTCGCGCTACGCTTCGGAATGCGCTTGGTGTCGGAGATCATCGGCTCGATCTTCGCGTTCCGACGAAGCACGCCATACTGCTCGCGCAGGCTGATCAGTGCATCGCTGAACTCGTCCGGGACGAGGAACCCGCCCTGGCTGTTGACGGTCTCGAGGTGAGCCTTGACCTGGATGCCACGGTTGTCGCACCAGTCCATGGACTTGCGGTGGCCCATGCAGGCAGCCGCCCATCGTCCGAACTTGTAGGCTTCGAGTTCCGGGTCACCACTAGCGACCTGAATGTGGCTGAAGTGCTTGAGGCTGCCCCATCGGGTCATGCCTTCTCTGTCGTTGTCGATTCGCATATCGAATCCCTTGCTTGAAACGTTCTTGCTGATTGCCTTCGAGACGGCCTTTTCCACGGCTTCGGTGACTGCCTCTGCGGACTTCTCGTCCTTGGGCTTGCCACGGTGCATCCCGATCTTGATGTTGAGGTTGCGCTTGCGCTCTTCCTCGTCGTTGTATATGGACTTGGACTGTTCTTCTTCGTCCTCGACCATCTTATCCTCGTCTTCGTCGGGCTCGGCCTTCATCTCGTCAACGACTTCGTCGGCGAGAGTGATCTCGACCTCCACGTCGTCGAGATCGACGGGCTTCCCTTCTTCGTCAACGACTGCCACGTCCTTCATGTACAGCGCCTTGACTCGGGGAAACTCGTCTACACCGACCTCGTTCAGAAGACCTTGCAGGTCCGACTGGACCTCGGTCATGTTCTTGGTGTGCATTGTTGCTTTCCTGTTGATGGTTGGTTTCAGATGCTTGGCCGGTGTGCGCGGTCTTCCGTCTGGCTCGCGCCTCCGGTCTGACCGCTGGGCGACATCACTCGAATATCCGACCCATTCGCTTGGCGATGGCTCGGCCTACAATTTGATCGAGATCGACCGACTTAGGCTGCGGCTCGCGCAGCTTGATCGCGTGCTTGCGTGTCAATCGAACTCGGTGTTCTGGTTGTGGTGGTACGTCTGGAACCTCGAATCCACAGAACGCCTTCACCTGCATCGGGCTCACGAGTCCCTTCCCGACCGCTTGGATCAGCGCGTCCTGGTTCGCAGGCAGCGGAGCGATCGACACCTCGAGCAGCTTCCAGCGATTGAAGACGCGCTTGATGCGCTTGCCGAACTTGGATCGGTCGGCCTTATTGGCTGACCGGGCACCACCATCCTCGGGGATGAAGCCGACCGATACACCCTTGACGATGCCCTGCCGGACCAAGGTCTCGACGAACTCGGGGAAGAACTCACCTTGATATTCTGCTGGACGCTGCGCGAACTCAAGCTCACCGAGCACGGCGTTGTCCACGCGCTTGATGTTCGTGACCTTCCCGATCGGGTTGTCGTATTCGTGGTTGTAGAAGAGCACCGGGTTCTTCTCGAACTCCTTGGCGTTCATTCCCTGCGGGATCAGCACCTCGCCATCGCGGTCCACGCTGTCGGTGGTCAGCTTGGCGCGGATGCGGCCGCTTGGGCTCTCGGATACGTCGGTCGTGAGTGTCTTGATCTGCATGGTACTATCATCGGCCTCCGGGGCGGTTCTGCTGCATCACCTGTTCGTGAGTATCGGGAGAAGTGTACAGCGGCAATTCGGGTGCAGCGGGGGCGACTTGACCGCAGCGTAGTCGAAGTTGAGGATCTTGCCCTTGCTCGTCGTGAGTCGATCGCCCACGTTGTAGAACGCCTCGTCGATGGGGTGCGGCTTCTGGCTCATGGACTTGCAGAATTCGCACGGGTTCGGTGCGATCTGCCACTTCATCCGAGTGATGCCTGCCTCCTTCCACGCGGAGACCTGGCCCTCGTGCAGGGATCGGGCGGTCTCGGTGCGTGCGACCCGGGTGGCTCGCCACTTGACCTGCCGGTCGATATCGCCGTTCTCCTTGGCCCAGTTCTGGACCCGGCCCGAGAGCTCCCTGATCGTCTCCCCTCGCTCAAGGCCGTCACCGAACAGGCTCCGCAGTCCGGTCTTCAGTGACTGCCTCGCTTGGGCTTGCAATCGGACCACCGTCTCGTCCACCTGCTGGTTGACAAGGTCTGGCAGAGTGGCGACTTGCTGCGCCACCGGCACCCGGGACATGCCCATCTCGACGCCCGCATATGCCTGACGAGCAAGGAAGCGTCGGACGTAGTCGGGCACGGGGATGTTGTGCTGGGCGATCAGCCGGATCATCTCGGCCTGAGCGGCTTGCCCGGTGCGGAACTTCCCGAGGTCCACGTCGATGGCTCCCGCCAAGATCGACCGCAGGTAGTCCCGGAGCTCCTTTTGGAAGCGGGCGTAGGCCGTCGCGCTCGTGGTGACCGAAGGATCTGGCGTCTCGCTCTTGGTGCGGATGTAGACCCCCGAGTCGAGCTCCGAGTGGTCGATCACCATCCCCTTGATGTGCTCGCAGTCGCAGGCCATCAGTCGCTCCGCTTGGGGTGACCCTTGGGAAGCAGGTCGTTGTCGGTGGTGTACTTGGCGTCCTTGGGCCGACCGTTTCGGACGAGGTACAGGAAGGCGTTCACCCGGGCCATAGACCACTGCTGCCTCGACATCCCTGGACGGTGCGACGTGGAGAACGCTCCAGCGCCTCGTCGATAGACCGCCTTCAGCATCCCGAGGTCCACCCTCTTGCTCTTGACATCGCCATGCTTCTCGTTGTGCTCGTCGCGCTTCTTCTCGAGCGCCTTCTCCTGCGCTTCGCTGATCTCGATGCCGCCACGCGATCCGGCAGCCGTGCCGGGCTTGTTCTCGTCAGACCCCTCGATTCGCTCCGAGGGCTTGGCGGGGGTGGCGCTGATGCGGTCGCCCTCGGCCTTGCAATTGCAGTCCATGGCCTTCTCGCGCTGCCCGTCGATCTCCTCGAGCTTGCGCTGCGCCCATGCGTTGCCCGCACCGTCCGGGTTGGCGGGGTCGCCTCCCCACAGCATCCACGCGATCACGCCTGCGGAGGGGTAGCCGTCGTTCCCTGGCTTGGCTGCTGGTGCGTCCAGATCGACCCGGTGCCTCGAGAAGAAGTTCGCCATGCGGCCGACCGTCTCGGGTGACAGGTCCACGCGGTTCTTGATGTCCCTGGCGCGTGCGACCCCTATCTCCGTGCCGCCTCGGCCATGCTCCTCGCGCAGCATGAGACCACGCTCGGCGAGGTCTGCCATCTCTTGCGTGGGCTGCGTGTCCACGTCCTCGACCGCCTTCTCGTGCACTATCCCCGTTCGTGCCGTGTAGTCGCTCATCTCTGAACAGGGCATGTAGAGCGTGCGTCCGTCGTCCATCTCATGGACGTGGTGACCCTCGCACCCGATCTCGAGCGCCCGGGCCTCGGCCTCCTCGGGCGTGTCGAAGTAGTCGAACAGCGGCTCCTCGGCCTGCTTGCGATAGTGATCCTGACCTTGGTCAGTATCTACGTCTGCAATTGCCTTTTCGGCGTGTTCGAGTCCTGTGATGTCGGTGTAGTCGTCCATCGCAGCGCACGGCATGTACAAGGTGCGACCGTCGTCCATCTCGTGGACGTGGTGGCCTTGACAGCCGAGCTCCCGCGCTCTGGCTTCTGCCTCTTCGATGGTCTCGAAATAATCGACCAAAGTCTGTCCAGCCTGCTTTCGATAGTGATCCTGCGCGAGCACGACCTGGCCCAGCACCATCTCTCGGGCTGCGCCCTCGTCGATCCCCATGGATTTGCAGAACGCGATGCCACTTGAGGCCGAGATCGTGCAGTCGGCCACGCTCTTCAGCACGGACTCGATCGTCGCGGTGTGCGCCTTCTGCGCTTCCGGGTCAGCGGTGGGCGTGGTCTGCGCGGTCTGGGCGGACATCATCTCGACCGCTTGCTCGCGTCCGATCCCTGCCGCGACGATGAGCTCGACGCCAGCGGCGGGCGCGATCTGCATGTTCGTGACGTTCTGCAACACCTCGACGATGGAGGCGATCTGGGCACCGTTGAGGGCGAGGGCCTCGCTGATCTCTGGCTCCTGAATCTCCGGTTGCGGCTCGTCCTGCACTGGTGCCTCGTCCGGCTCGTCAACTGGCTCGGCCTGTTCTGGCTCAGGCAGCAGCGGAAGATCGAATCCCACGTCCAAGCCACCGCCAAGCGGCTGACCACCGACCATCAGCTCGTCGGCCAGCGGGTTCTGGCTGGGCTCGAGCCCCTGCTCGATGCGGGCCTCGTTGAGGGTCTGCCATCCGCCCGACACCGCTGCGGTCCGCTGCTGGAGCTGGAATGCGGAGTCCGCCGGGACGGGGTTGTCGTAGGCGAGGCACGCATCGCCCTCGATGCCGAACATCGGGAGCAGCACCTGATTCAGCACGTCCTCGTCCATGCGGAGCAGCGGCAGGATCGTGCCCTCGCGCCACTGGCCGAACCCGGCTCGAGCTGACGCGAGGTTCGGGTCGTTCGCCTTGAGCATGGACACCGGCACGCCGAAGACCGCAGCGATCTCCTCGACGATCTCATCGCGACCCCCGAGATCCTTGGGCGGGAAGTTGAGCGGCTCGAACTTGACATCCCCGGACACTGCCAGGAACTGCCCCGACTTCCTGGTGCCGCGCAGGCGCTCGCTGACGTGCTGCTCGAAGATGTCGAGATCGGCTCGGCGTGCGTTGCCGTTGACGACCACCGCGTAGTCCGGTCGGGCGTGGTTGGCGAAGGTCGCGAGGTCCATGTCGTGGACCGCTTGGTTCGCTTGGATCGTGCCATAGGCGGCCTCGACCTTGCCCAGACCGTAGAACAGGTTGTCGGGATTCGGGCGCTTGAAGTGGATGACCTCGTCCCGCTCGAACCTCAGCGCCTGCGTCTCGTTTGCGCCGTACACGTACCCGTCGATGAAGTTCTCCTTGGACGGCACGACCTGAACGTGCTGGGACGGCATGGGCCAGAGCTCGACCGGGATGTCGAGCGAGGGGTCGGTGATGACGTGCAGGTAGGCGTTCCCGGTGAGCTCTTGGTACAGCGTCCGGAGCACGGTCAGGTCGAACCCGTTGTACACCCCGTTGGCCTTCGAGAGCATCTCGAGGACCGGGTGCTGCTCGGTGACCTCCTCGAAGTCCGGACCCATCGCCATCATCTTCCCCATGACCGTCCGACTGGGGCGTACGTCTCCGGCCATGTCGCCCAACAAGTACGATCGTCGTGATTTAGTGATCGGCCTGGTCCGCCAAAGCGACTTGGTGCGGTTGTCGGAGCGGATGTACAGGCGCAGCGGGGTGGCTGCCACGGCGGTGGCGTTGATGTGCGCGGCCGCGTAGACCCAAGACCGGAAGAACCGGACTGCGTTCCTGTAGTTAAATGGCAGCGGGCTCGAGCCCTTGTAGCCGAGTTGGTCCATCATGGTGATGGATGACTGCTTGTACTTGTCGGAGTCGAATACGCGCTTGATCCATTGCAACATGTCAGAAGATCCTGTAATCGAAGGCGGTGGTCATTGAGGCGCGAGCACGAACCGCGAGGGCGAGGGCGCAGACCCCGTCGTCGTGGGAGCCGACTGGTGCGGAGTATCGCACCCCGGTGCGTGTGTGCATGAACTCGAAGATGTCCAGCTCGGTCCGCAGCCACCCGTCCGGGTAGCGGATCTCGCGCTTGGAGATTGAGGCAGCGAGGCCTTCCATGAGCTGCTGCTTGGAGGTGGCGCTGAACTTGAAGCCTTCAACCCGGCTGCATAGTCGCTGAAGCTCCTCCACAACAGGATCACCAACACCAGTAGAATCAACCAGTGCATCATCGTCTCGGACGATCTCGGCGATCTTCTCAATCGTGTGCTTCCAGTCTGTCCCGTTCCAGCGTTCACACCGCGCCACCCTACCTTCATCGTCCAAACCCACCACGGCCGTGTAATCAACCGACTTCGCCAGGTCGATACCATACACCACCGGGGGCTCGGCAGACAGCGGGCCGATGCATTCGGCGATGGCTTTGACCCCGAACGGGTTGCCCCCGTCGTCGCTCGGCTCGGCGAGGTAGAGCTCCTTGAAGACGTGGTCGGGGAGCATACGCCGCGCTTGCTCAACCTCTTCCCTGTCAAGGACTCCCGCCTCGACGGCATCGAACGCGGTGAGCTTGTGGTAGGCCATATCCGGGTCCCCGCCCTCGGCGAGTCGGGCCAGCTTGTACGCCCAGTTTCTGCGGCCCTTGACGTTCCCGATCACCCTGATCGGACCCTTGGTCGCGGTCAGGGTCGAGCGCACGGCGATCCAAGAGTCCTCCCGGCACCTCGAGGCCTCGTCGATCACGGCCGCATACACGTCTTCACCGTACAAGCTGTCCGGGTTGTCCGCGCCCTTGAACCATATCCGCGCCCCGTTGTGGAGCCCGATCCAGAGCTCGGTGTTGTGCTCCTCCCATATCCGGTGATGGGGGTCGGCTTGCTTCAGCATGGCCTTCATCCGCTCGAACCCGATAGCCTTCGCCTGCTGATATATCGGTGCCACCCACCAGTAGGCCTGCCCTGGCTTCCCGTGGTTCCACGCTTGCATGAGGAGCCACACCAGGCACCCGGCCGTCTTCCCGGACTTGGTGCTGGCCTCGATCACCACGATGCGCTTGGGGTCGCAGATCGCCTCGTGCTGCTTGGCGTATGGTTGTGGCAGCTCGAGCGACTGCATCAGTCCCGGGGGTTCCACTTGATCGGCCCGAGCTCGATACGGTCGGTGGCCCTACCCTCGTCCAGCCGCTCCACCCGGTCGAGCACCTGCGCTGCGTCCAGGTTGTCGCGCTGCATGGCCCGCAGGATCTCGATGGCCCGCAGGCGCTCCCGGTCGTTCTTGGTTTCGTCGCTTGCGATGCTGGCGCACATCGCGGGGAGTGCGGCCTTCCATGCGTCAGGGATATCCCAGTTGTTGGAGACGGCCTGCCGGATCAATGCTAGGGATGTACGGTCTGGGGTGTCCCCCTTACCCCCAGCCCATTCGGGGAGGTTGTCGCCGTTGTCGTCGTTGGTCACGCTTATCATATCGGTCACTTTGCGCCGCGTGGCTTCGCCTTGGTCTTCTTGGTTGCTCGCTTGGCCTTGGGCTTGGGCTTGGGCTTGGGCTTGGGCTTGGCTGCCTCGAGTTCACGGACACGGTACAGCAGCTCGCCCATGCAGTCCAGCATCAGGTCGAGGCCGTAGTGCAGATCCTGCCTCTCAGCCTGTCCCATCTTCTGCTCCATCAGTGCCGCCAGTACGATCTGCCTTGCCCCCCGGTGGATCTTGAGGATGGATGGTAGCGATACGTCGCGTAGTGATCCCTCGTGCGGTCGTGCGGATTCGTGCCTC